ACCTGACCTGTGTAAGTGCCATCAGTGCCTGTGCATTGCCAGTGCGCTGTAGTTACATAGTCTGCACCTTCCGGTGTTTGTGGGATGCAGTTGAGTGCGGAGATTGTCCAGTTGTAAGTGATCATGGCTGGGTTCCTATTTGATTTTGCTGTTGCGCTGCCAACTGCGCTGCTTCATAGGCTGCAATCACTTCAGGTGTCCACGCCGCATTGCAGATCGCTACCACCTTATCTGGCTGGCCTGTGAGGTCTTTCCCCGGTGTTAGGGTTGAGCGGTGATAGGTCTGGGTTAAGACTTTGCCATCCTCAATGATGCGGGTGGCTTCACGATAGAGAACTGTGCCGTTCTCTGTTACGGTGATTTGGTCTACTACGGTTTCTTTGGTAATCATTTAAGTTCCTTTATAAAGTCCGTCTACGCTAGTCTGGCGTAGATAATTAACCGACAACATAAGTTATTGATACACTAAGATAGGCCGTGGCTGCAATTGCTGTTGCTGAGTATAAATTTGCTGTATTTTCTGGATTCACACTTGTGCCTCCAGATGTAATGGCGTAATTTGTCAAACTTCCACAATTATATCTTGGGCCGGTAGATAACGATGTAAATGGTAAATTGTCAGACATAAGCCCATTTGTTGTAACAGCAACTGATGTTGCTCCTGCATAAACACAATTAAGCATAACAAGGCGTCCAATTTTTGTATAAGAGCCACTAGAACTAAACGCTCCAACAACCGTTAAACCGGTTCCTTGATTCGGTGTCCAAGTCCCCTCCTCATAATCATCCAGCGTGTTTCCGTTAGACGATGCAGATTGCGTGGCGGGGAAGGTGATGCCTGCGCCTGACTGAGGTGTTGCGCCTTGCAAGGCAAGTGACTTATTTTGCTCCAAGGCAAGCACTTGTGTGAATGTAACGTTAGTGCCTGCGGTGCCAGAATTGGCGATTCTCCATTCATAAGCGCCCAAATTTGAAAAGCTATGATAAGCAGCGTAGTTGCTGTCTATGTATTTGTAGTTTGTCCCATCATAGTAATTGTTTGCGCCAATTTGGTAATACGAAGTCTGCCCATTGTTGGCAAGAGATGTTCCATTCGCAAGTTGCAAAACTTTAAAAGCACTTCCCCACGCACTCGGCGTTACTCCAATCCCTACGTTGCCGGAGGAGTCAATACGCATCCGCTCGGTGGCAGAAGCAGAACCATCTGCTGTAGTCCAAAATGTCAACCTTCCCGGCATATCATTTGAACCGGGAGTAGCATCAACTTGAGCCTCTATTTTGGCGCCATTGATATAGGCTGCTCCGTCATATCCTCTAAATACAAGGGCTCCCAGATCATCATTTGATTGAACAATTGTTGGAGATGCTGTAGTGCCTCTTGATTTACCCGTAACATATTGTGGGCCGTATTGGTCGGCTCTACCTGTAAAAATTTGTATATTTGCGGTTCCGTCATCAACAACTTGAAGTTTATTATTACCACCAATACTTGTTGTTGTATTAATAAGAACCCTACCGCTGGAATCAACTCTCATCCGCTCACTGCCACCCGTCGTAATCGCAGCCGTATCAGCAGCAGGGAAATACACACCCGTATTGGTGTCGCCTGTGGTGGTGATAGAAGGTAACGCTGCGCTTCCTGCGCCGTGAACCACTACGCTTGTAGTCAACGTATCCGTTGTCTTGTTGTACGTCAATCCAGCATCGCCGCCAAAAGACCCTGAGTCGTTGAACTGTACTTGCGTGTCGCTGCCGCCGGGGGCTGTTGTAACCGAGCTAAACGCTAAAGTGCCTGAACCATTCGTTGTCAGTGCCTGCCCATTAGTGCCATCTGCCGATGGCAGTGTCCAAGTGACGTTAGAAGCAACCGAAGCCGGAGATTTAAACGCCACATAGTTTGTGCCGTTGTCGGTGTCTTCATAAAGCTTTAGATCCGCAGCACTGGCTGACGTACCACTGACATTGACCGAACCTACAAACGTCGCTGCCCCTGTGTCATCAATCGTTGCTGCGCTGTTCTGAAGAATCTCACCCGTTGTACCGTCAAACCGAGCAACAGCATTATCCGTTGCAGTACCCGCGCCTACTGTGCCAACAATCACATAGTCCGTACCGTTAAAAGCAACAACAGCCGACTGTCCGGGGAGCAATGTCACACCCGTCTGGCCTGTGGCCTTAAACGTCAGGTTGTAGGTAGCGTCTGCGTTAATCAGTCGGTATGACCGAGCAGGGCTTGTACCTGTATTGCCTACCGTGATCGTGGAGTTAGCAGCAAGTGAGCTGACCCTGAAGCCTGCGTATTGCGCTGACGTTGCGCTAATATTCGTTGCCGATGAATCGCCTTCAGTGGTTTCAATCGTTAAAGCACCCGCTGTGAAATTAGCACTTGTCAGGTTGGACATACCCGCAATCGCAATATCCATGTATTGCGTCAAACCATTATTGGTCGTATCGCCCCAAGTGCCTGACTCCGTACCCGTGACCGGTAGCGGAAGATCTAAAAGGGTTGTGCGGTTAACAGTCATGATTCACCTCAAGTCGTAATCGGTGTCCAGTTAGAAGTCTGATTGGTATTAATCTCGCTCCAACTAGGCGTTTGATTGCTGCTGATATTTTGCCAGTTTGCCGTCTCTGAGTCATCAATAAGCTCCCAGAGTTTTCTTCCATCAATACTGTCTGCACCCGTTGCTGATTCTGAGATAACAGATCCAAATGTAGCGCCTGTTGCAACAGCATCTGACCCTGATGCACTTTCTGTAATAGCCGTTGCAAACTTAACCGAGGCAGTATTAACGTCCAGTCCAGATGCTGATTCAGTGATAACCCCGTCAATCGTAAGCGATGCGCTGTTTGCATCAGATCCTGTGGCCGTTTCTGTAATGCTTGTTGAATAGGCATTTTGGGCTACGGTTTGATCAGTCGCGGTGCCTGTTTCTGCAACCACAGAAACAAACTGTGCTGATGCGCTGACCGCATCAGATCCTGTCGCGGATTCTGAAATGCCTGCTGAATACTGAGGGGTTGCGCTAATGGTATCAGCACCTGAAGCAGATTCAGAAACAATCGTGCCAAAGCTGACAAGACTTGATACGGCATCAGTGCCTGTTGCAGATTCTGTGACACTTGATAAAAACTGGGCAAGCGCTGCAACTGCATCTGTGGCTGTGCTGGTTTCTGATACGCTGGTGTTAAATTGAAGAAGCGCTGCAATAGCGTCTGAACCTGTGGCTGTTTCTGATACGGCGCTATCAAATTGAAGCAACGCATTAATCGTTTCTGCGGCTGTAGCTGCCTCACTAACTGCAACATCGTATGTTGCAGTGCCGCTAAAACCCCAAGTTCCCGATCCCCAATTACCATACCCCCAGCCTTCGGTAACGGGAGGAGACCCGCTCTCGCCTGTCGCACCAAGTGCTGCGCCGCCAAATGCTGAGAAGCCGAACACATTTTTACCTTGTTATTTCGGTCCAAGAGGTTGTTGCTTCATCCCAACTGTACATCTTCCCGTCAGTAGGAATAGCTACAGGAGGCTCCCACTGTGCGTCTGCATTGAGCGTCCATGAAGGAAAAGGCTGTGGCGGTACAAACGCATCTATGTCTGCTCGGTAGGTGTAGCCAATCCCAGCGTAGTTTTTACGCATGTTACCGTTGTAGCTTGTTTGCTTCCATGTACCACCAAGAATCTTCTCTAGGTGCGCTGCGCCGATATGCTCCTTCTCAACGCCAGAAGCATCGCTGGTGTCTTTGTTATCAACAACCACTACTTGAGTAACAATGTTGTTCTCATCAATCTTTGCGAAGTGAGCCATTACGCCTCCAGCTTTAATCCAGTTAAGTCCATTTCTTCCCCAACAATCCCAATTGGAAAAGTGTTAAACGATAGTGAGATTCTTGTGTCATCGCCTTTGACTTCAGGAACCATATGCGTCAGTGACGATGGAAACAGAATCAGCTTGCCGACAGTCGCTTCAAACCACCATGACTCTGAGTTGTATGAGTTCCATTGCTCAGGCGGGAACTTGATCTGCTGCCAGCCATCACGGTAGAAGTAAATCCTGTCATCAGGGTTTGTCTGAACGTAGAACACACCTGAGATGTAGCTATTGGGATGTGCGTGTTTGTGATGGTATTGCCCTGGTTCCGAATAATTACACCAGCTTTGGGTAACTCTCAGGCTTACGTTGTGCTTAGGGTTAACCGTAGACTTGAAATAGTCTGAAACCGCATCTTCTACAAACGAACGCAGGCTTGTCAGCGCAGGATCACGCAAAACAAAGTTGTTCGTGCTTGTGGTGTTACCCATGTTGGGTCTTGTTGGCAGTTCACGGATGAAGAACAACTCCTCATCGCTTAGGGGTCTGCCAAGCTCTGCAAAGCCTACAGGAATGGGGAATAGGTTATGCAACTGCACGTTCAAATTCCTCTTTGGCTATGCCCATCTCTTTCAGTTGCTCGTCGGTATAGATCGTTGGGATGCTGTCCTCAAACTCTCTGATCTTGTCAATGACCCAATACACTTCTTCAATGCTTGGGCATGGACGTGGATCATCCCACCGAGTAAAGACGTTGTTTGATATTTCCCACTTTGCACCTGGACGAAGCAAGTGCATGGCTGTATCAATGCCGAGAAAACGATATGTTTTTGTAGTCATGCTATTGATTGATTTTGATGATTACGATACCGGAGCCGCCTGCGCCACCGTTACCACCACTTGAAGTTTCTCCGCCGCCACCGCCACCGCCGCCTGTGCCAGCGGTTCCTGCTGACGCTGCCGTATCGTTACTTGTTGCATTTCCACCGCCACCGGAGCCTCCTGTGCCAGCGGTTTTTCCTGCGCTTCCTTGTGCGCCGCCACCGCCACCTCCAGCGTAAGTAACGCTAGAACCGGAAATGCTTGAAGCTGTTCCATTACCTCCGTTACCGCCAGCAGAAGATGAAGCATTTGAGCCCACAGCATTAGCTCCACCGCCACCTCCAGCATTGGTGTAAGTCGTGCTATCTGTGCTGCCGCTACCACCATTACTTCCCTGCGCTGGTGATGTGCTTGGTGTGTTGCCGGAACCGCCTGCATTGCTTCCTCTACCGCCTCCACCAGACCCACCATTTGAGCCTGTTCCGCTTGGTGTTGATTTGCCAGCGCCGCCAGCCGTGGAAGTTATAGTTGAAAATATTGAATCGTTACCGTTTGCTGAAGCACCCCCAGAACCACCAGCGCCACCCCCGCCAACCGTCACCGTGTAATTACCATTGCCATCACCACCAGTAGTAGAAACAGCTAATCCTGTACCCGTCCTAAAGCCACCCGCACCACCGCCGCCGCCCACTCTAAAACCACCCCCACCCCCACCCCCAACCACAAGATAGTCAACGCTGGTTACACCGGTCGGGCATTTCCAAGTAGTAGTGCCTTTGAACGTAAATACAGTTTGTGATGGTACGGTGTACTTGAGGATAACAATGCCGGAGCCGCCTGTACCGCCTGTTCCAGAACTAGCGCCGCCAGCACCCCCACCTGTATTAGCGGTTCCTAATCCACCAGTGTTAGAGTTATTCCCACTCACTCCGTTACCACCTCCACCAGACCCGCCTGTTCCTCCCGTTCCATAACTAGCACCGCCACCGCCACCAGCGTATGTAACAGAAGAACCGGAAATAGAAGAAGCTGTTCCAGCGCCACCGTTACCCGCATTTGGATTAACACCGTTTGCGCCAACAGCAGATGCCCCACCACCGCCACCCGCTGAAAAGGGGCTTGGTGAAACTCCCGAACCACCATTACTGCCTTGCGATGGAGATGTATTAGGGGTGTTACCTGTACCTCCATTTAAGTTTGGCGCTGCACCCCCACCGGCACCCCCACCACCAGAACCCCCATCTCCTCCAGTTCCTGGAGAGGCATAACCACCGCCACCACCACCCCCATTAGAAGTAATAGTAGAAAATATAGAATTATTTCCTGCATTTCCTCTGCCTGAACTTACGCCAGCACCGCCACCGCCAACGGTAACCGTATAATTACCGTTTCCATCGCCGCCAGTCGTAGAAACAGCTAATCCAGTACCTGTACGAAAGCCTCCGGCGCCGCCACCGCCTCCGTTTGAGTATCCACCTCCCCCACCACCCGCCACAACCAAATACTCAACCTCTGTAACACCAGTAGGGCAAGTCCAAGTGGACGTAGCGGTAAAGGTTTGGACAACTGTATAAGTTGCAGCAGCAGCCCTAGCACCAAGCAACGATAAAAATATCCCTGTCATGACACGTTCCCAGAAACAACGCAGACCGTACCGCTAATAAACAAGATCGTTGCTATGCCACGGGTTGCTAACGTCATTGTGGCTTTGTCGCTATCTGTCCCTGCTATATACGCAGTGGTAATCGTACAAGTGATCGTGATGTTGCCTGTCGTGTTGTTGAACAACGAGATAATGTCACCCTCTGCAAACGTAGCATCAGGGATTGTTATTGACCCACCAGAGCCGATCTGAACGTATTTACCAACATCACCTGTTGCTAGTGTATAACTACCTGTTTTTGTCCCAACAGCGGGTGCGTTTAAATATCCCAACGTCACTGCATCCATCGTCGGTAAAGTCTGCGTGATGGACGAGTTTGTGTTAGCTGATTGCAGCGTATGCGTTCCTGAGCCAGAAGCATTGCCTTGGACTTTGAGATTACTCATGTCATTTCACCCAAAAATAAGCCACGCTTGACCTGACGATACCGTGACTGACTTGCTTGTGTTAATCGTGATTGGCCCCACGGCGCTAGCATTGTTGCCTGTCGGAATGGCGTAGCTGCTTGTCATGGTTTGATTGTTAAGTGCAAACAAAGTACTTGAAGCAGGAAACGTCACAAAAACATTCTTGGTTCCTGCCCCAAAATTCACCAAACTTCCAGAGTTACTGGAAGACAGCACCGTGTCTCGTGAAAGAGTGGTTCCGCTTGAGGTGTAAGTCCCGATCCCAATTTCCCAATTGGAACCTGACGAATCAGCAATCGTATAAAACGTCGTATTGCCGTTACCAACCGCAGCAAATGATTGAAAGCCGGTTGATGCACCGGCAAGGGTTACTGTCCCCGTGCCAGTGGTTGTCGTGGTTTCTTGAACCCGATCAGCAAGGACGAAAGCCATTACGCAGACAAGCTAAAAGTATAAGTCACAAGCACTACATCACCTGAGACTACGGAGCGATCACCGGGAGAATTAAAATCCGCTGCGGAAAATAACGTCCCCGTGGTGCCACTCTTGGTGTTGCTGCTTGTAAGAAATGCCCCGCCAACGGTTGTTGTCGCATTCATGGTGAACTGAGCTTTACTGGCTGAATTCGTGACTACCGAAGGGTTAGCCGTTGTCGCAGCGACAAATGTTGCCGCAGGGCGCGTCGCTTCTGTGTAATCCGTAACTTCTGTCCATCCAGCATGAGAAGACATCGTGTCCCCAGCAGCGGGGTTATTGCTTGATGCCGCACCGTAAAGACCCAGATACCAAGACGTAATACGCGCTGTAGACCCGTCAAGTGCCGTGCCAGCCATGTACTGAAGACCAACATTAACGACAAGATTCTTTGAATCATCAACCCACTTGAGCTTGCCGTCTTTGTCATAACATTCAATCACAAACCGACCTGTGGCTTTTGCTATTTCAGACGATCCGGGGCTAGTGATTAACCCGCTAGCGATTGTGTCTGTTGCTTTGGCTTTAAGTTCCATTATGCAATCCTCATAATTGCGTTAGTGGCATCGTCCACTGGAAAAGTAATGACCAGATTCTGTGCCGTCTTGGTAATGTTGACCCCGAAATTTAAAACACAAACGGATCGGTTCCCGTTTGTTGTGTTGTAAATCAAAGCGCCATTCGTCGTTAAAGTCACATTGGTGAATGTCGCATCTTCAAAAGACCAATACGCAGTAGTTCCTTGAAAGGACGGGGTAATGTTGGTGAGGGTGATCCCTCCAGAGGAATAATTGGTCCCACTGGAGGACACTTCCCCGGATGCTGTATACGCCGTAGTGGAAGCACCAAGATCCGCGTTGGCGGTGTATAAGGCCAGTTTAAACACATCACCTGTCCCCGTCGTAAAGTTGTGCAGCCCTTGAGCTAACTCTACTTTGAAACTGGTTGTCAGTGTTTGGATGATTGCCATTACACCACCTTATCCCGCACCTGACCAGAACGGTACGCATCCATCCGCTCAAGACCATCACCGAGACGTTTAGCAAGAATCAGTGCTTCTTTGTATTTACCCGTGATGTTTGCCATCAGGTCAGGCTCTGACTTTAGGAATGTAGAAGCCTCTACCAGTGATCCATACAACAAGACCGAATCAAAGTTATCACCAAGCCAAGTCGTTGTTGCGTCAACATTTCCGACCGTGATGGACGATGGGTAGTAAAAGTAATGCAGTTCCACTGTATACCCAAGATCCGGGGTCGGGCCTAAGATGAAACTCAATTCATTTGAAATGGTTTCGCCCGTGACTGTCGGACCAAAGAGCGCATAACAATAAGGTCTGCCAGTATTCCCTGATCCTGTCGGGATAGGGAATGACTCACGGATGAAGTTCACATCCTTGTTAAGCAAGTAATGATATGACCCATCCGTGTCAATGACTGCTAAAGAGTAAGAAGCAAGAAAGTCTGATGGGCAACTCAGGTAACGATTATCTATCGTACAAACGCCCGTGACATTTTTACGCAAGCTGGGAAACTGGATCGTGTTAAAGATCCTTTGCTCCGCCTGCTGTGTAAACGTCGTCAGGCTATCCGTGGAGAATGTGGTCTCCAGATAGTCTTGAATCTGAGTTTTTAACTCACCCCAGTTCACGCCATCGGCCCCCGGCACATCACGCCTTTGGTTGCAGCCCCAGCTCCACGCATCTTAATCCCGGTCGTTTTGACTTGACTGTTAGGATTGATGGCAACACCCGCTGTTGGTTGCCAGTCTTTAACCATGTTGTAAGGCATTTCTTTACCCGGGCTAGGTGAAGCTACCACCTTAGCGCCGGTCATCGTATGCGGCTCGGCATAAGTGGATGCTGGACCCACTTCTTTTCCGCCGATTTTCATGGAGTATTTAGCCATTACTTACCCCTTTGATTAGCCACGCGAGCAAGGTTTCTTCCTTCCCGGCGCATCATCTCGGAGGTCGGGCCACCTTTCTTAAGCTTCTTAACATTAGCATCAGGGTGCGCTCCCTTGCCTTTTGCCATGTGTTTCTTGAGTGCTTCCATCGCTTTCATGTCGGCTCCTATGTAGCTGTGACACTGTTTAAACTAGACTGACCCACCAAATGATTGGGGGTTAGGTCGTAATCGTAGGATCGGGAACCACCAACAGGGTTGAAGCCCCACTCAATAATTCGGCTTCCTTCAAGTGGAACGCCCGTATAAAGCGGGTTTGTTCCTACGGTGTAGTTAGTCTGCATCCCGTTTAAGCCTGATTGGTAATACGAGTTGGAATCGGGACGTGGATTCCTAACGGCTTGCGGATCATTGACAGGATACATACCAAGCTGCAACTGCGGCTGGTCAGGTTCCCAACATTCCGGGCATACCAGTATATTGACATTTTTTGTCTTGATTGTCAGCGGTTTGAGCTGTTTTAACTTATACCGAAAGTTGCATCTATCGCACTGCGCGATAGCCCACTTGCCGGATGCAAACTGATTAGGCATTTAGAAGTTCACACCAAGGAATGACTGCCGTGGCACAAACCGAATGGGCGCTTTTTCTCGGTCTTCTGTGGATGCCAACTCCCAGGCTTGATCGTATTGGGCCTTGAGAAATTGCATCCGTTCTAGTCCGCCCTCTACTTTCATGGACAGCTTGTAGGCCAGTCCTGCAACTAACGCTTCTTGGAATCGAAAAGGTATGTCTTCTACGTTGACACCGTTGCCAGCATCCTGCATCCGACGTAGCCGCCAGTAAACAAGTGTGTAGTAAGGATTACTGATTGAACCCTGCTCTGGCGCAGGCCATACCGTTACGTTTGGAAACTTTGTATTCGTGACCGAATCGCCCGACGTATGAGACGCAGCCGTCGTGTTATTTTGGCCGCGCACCACATTGTTAAGCGTTGCGTATGCCGAAGCTCCAGTTGCAACATTCTCAGCTTGTGTGGAGGTTCCATAGTAGTACACGGTCTCCGTTCCAATGGTGGCGTATCCAGCGTAAGGAACTTGAGCAAGCGTTGTCATCGGGATTGTTGTGACTGACGAATTAATATTTGCAGCCAAAGTTCCTGTGAAGGTATAGGTCTGCCCGCCCTGCCGGTCAATATATATCTGGATCGGCCTGCCAGTTGCTAGTTTGTTTGGAATCGTAGAGTAGGTACTTACTGAAATCCGACTGATGTTGATGTCCGTTTGATTCTGATCTACGCCCGTGCGGATAATCGTTTCTACGAGGTCAACCGTATTGATAGGCAACGGGTAGGTGATTTGATTTGTATAGAGCGGGATCGCCCCCTGCTCAATAGTCCAGAGATTAATGCCTTGATTGGCCCACTCTGTAACCAATAGGTTCCGGCTGCGACGAGCTGTACGCAAATCGTAGCCCGACCGCAGTTCTCGCCCACATCGCTCAAAAGCCTCTTCCACCAATTCATTGAGATTGGGGTTAAATGCGGTTACGCCGGTTGTGCTCATTTACCTACCTTCCGAAATGGGGCCACCTTTTTGGCAATACTCTTGGGCTGAGAAACAAACTGAAGCCCCTTTGACTTTCCTTCTCTTTTGGCTCGGGTGGTTGCTGCGTATTCTGCTGATGAAAGAGATTTAATCGCCGCCTCTGGGAGATAGCGTTCCCCAGTATCAGATGACCTCTTGCCACTTTTAGTCCCCCACTTTTGCTGAGTCCAAGCTTTGAGAGATTGCTGCGGGGCTTTCATGATGTATACCCGCCACCTTTTTCTTTGTACCGCTTTGCTAAAAGCTGCGCCTTCCTGGCTGACCATTTTCCTGCGCCAGTACCTTGCACCGCTGCGCTTTTGATCTGGTTAAACAGATTTTTACGCATAGTTGGTTTAGTGTAATTACCGGATTCGTTAACTTTCGATACCTTACCGCCTTCTGCGTATTGCGTAAAGTCCGTGTCATCCCGCCGGCGTTTGACCTTGGCTTTGGGCATCTTGCTGGGATTGATTGCCCCCATTCCCCTGCTTGCCATCATTTGTCACTGCTCCTATAAGTGCGGCTAACCCAAAATTGCCAGTGTCTTTTAAGGGACGCAAATAGTTTGGCGCTTTAAATAAATCAAACGGCCCAAATTCTGGCGGCGCTACTTGCGGTTGTGCATAGTCTACGTAAGTTTTCTTACTAGTAATAGACGGTATTCCAAACAACGGAAATGGTGCAGCCGTTGTCACTGTCGTTGTTGGTGACTTTGTTGTCGTTGGTGATTTGGTTGTTGTAACGACAGGCGTTGTTGTTACTACTGCGGTTGTCGTCACTTCCGTAGTGGTTGGCTCTAATGAAGTTGTTGGAGGCCACGGTATTGTAGGAGCTAAAGTTGTTGTTATTCCGGTCGTGGTTGGCGCTACGGTTGTTGTTACCGGAGGGGTAGTTACCGTCGTTGTAATAGGCGGTAACTCAGTGGTTGTAATGATTGCTGTAATGCTAGGCGTTATTGTTACTGTTGGCGTAACAGTTTGTGTAATCGTTGGGGTAACAGTTTGAGTGACAGTTGCAGTAACCGTTGGTGTAATTGTTTGCGTTACTGTCTGAGTTACTGTTTGAGTAACAGTCTGGGTCACAGTAGGCGTGACCGTTTGGGTTATTGTTTGAGTGACTGTTGGCGTTACTGTTTGAGTAACGGTTTGCGTAACAGTGGGCGTAACTGTTTGAGTAACAGTGGGCGTTACTGTTTGAGTAACAGTGGGCGTAACTGTTTGAGTAACAGTGGGCGTTACTGTTTGCGTAACCTCTTCTGTTACCGTTGCCGTAATTGTTTGTGTAATAGTAGGAGTTTGGGTCACTGTTTGTGTGACCGTTGGTGTTACTGTCTGAGTTACCGTTTGTGTGACAGTGGGTGTTTGGGTCACTGTTTGAGTAACCTTTGGCGTCTCTGTTTGTGTGATCGTAGACGTTTGAGTAACTGTCTGTGTTATGGTTGGTGTTATCGTTTGCGTTTCTGTAATAGTTGGCGTTACCGTTACCGCCTGAGTGACCGGTATTTCTAAACGCACTGTTGGCGTACTGTCTGGTTTTATAGTGGACAGACCAAGCTTAACAACATCGCCACGCGATAATGATTTATTGTCAACATCTGTGGCTGGCATGGTAAACAATCTGCCGTCCTCAGTCCTGACTATAGCCATGCCGTTAGTGATTGAGTCTACGGTTCCACGCACTACTTGCCTTGGTGTAATCGTATCTAACACGTTAATTTGACGATTGGGGTCTAGCCCCATCGTATTGAATAGCGTATTTATGTCTGCATAGCTTTTACCTGAGCCTAAAAGCCCGAGCATGTCATCGGCAATCTGCGCGTCCGTTTTTGCATTAAAAGCTGTTTTGTCATTGTAAAACTTACCCTCTGGAGATTCGTTCAGAGTGGCTTGTATAGTCTGTATTTGCGTACCATTAATGATGCTTTGGATGGCGTTTTGTAGTTCGTCAAACGAAGGTTCTCTGCCTAGTTCTGAACTATATAAATCTTGTACGTCATTAGCATACTGAGCAAAACGATCTATATTTTGCTGTGGCGTGTAAATGAT